CACCTGCAACCCCTCCAGCACTTGCAGGTACTCAGGGTGCGCGTATGCCCATGCTTCACGCTCTGCAATGGTCTTAACCCCCGCTTTCTCAGCCTGAATGAATAACATCGCCTTTTTCGACTTCCTGAACTGCTCAAGGTAAACCCGGTCAGACTTAGCCTGTGCAAACTTGGCGGCGTTGTTGCGGATGTACGTTAACGGTCTTTCGATTTCTTCACTCATCGTTTGGCTCCTGTCGCCCTTCTCATTGACCCGTCACGAAGCAGCAGCCGGTGATCATTCCCGCGCGATGCCGTCACGCCTTGTGGTGTCTCTTGCACTGTAAACCCCTGAGCTATCAGGTCATTGGCTTTGAGTCGCTGATCCAAGGTCATTACCAGTCCTCCGGGCTGCTTTGCTTTTGCTGATAACCGCTAATCGGTACGAATCTAGATTTTGCGCCCTGAAACTCCGTGCGAACACATCCGGTTTCGCCATCTCGGTTTTTCCTGATCAAGATCTCACCGATACCTTTTTGATCTGAGTTTGGGTAATACACCTCATCCCGATAAACAAACATCACCATGTCCGCATCCTGCTCGATAGCGCCAGACTCCCGCAGATCAGAAAGGATCGGGCGCTTGTCCGGTCGAGCTTCGCAGCTACGATTGAGCTGAGACAGGATCAAGACAGGGCAGCCGATCTCGCGGGCGAGGAGTTTGATCTGGCGCGACATAGCGGTCACGTCTTCTGTCCGGCTGCCACTGTCACCCTCAACCAAGCCGAGGTAATCGATTACGATCAGGCCCATCCCGCCAAGGCGGTGCTTTTGGCGGCGCGCAATCGATCGAATCCGCGGCATGCTCATTACCGGCACGTCAGACACCACGATTTTAGACCCTTGAAGCTTCAATCCCGCAGCCGCCAACTCAGTGCTGTAATCACTAGCGCACTGACCGGTTTTCAGCGATGGCAGAGGAATGCCGCCAACCGCCGCTAGCAGTCTGTCGATCAACTGGGTCTTGCTCATCTCGAGACTGATCACCAGAACCGGCTTTTTCTGATTGATCCCAACGTCCGCAGCGATATTCATGGCCAGCGTGGTTTTTCCCATCGCAGGGCGACCCGCAACCACAATCATCTGGCCAGGCTTCATTCCCTGCGTGTATTCGTCCAGATCCGGGATGCCGCTGGTTAGGCCGTCAATCGTAATGCCAGCCGAGAAACGATCAAGGCGAGTTTGCAGAACCTCGATATGCTCAGCCCACATGTCATGCATCGACTGGCATTCAGAGTCACCGCCGTCAGTGTCTAGCGCCATAACCGCCGCTTGAGCCTGTGCAATCTTGTCCTCTACCGCGCAATCCTCCCGCGCAATCTCATCGACAGCCGCGGCAACGCTTGCAATCTGGCGAGCAATGGCGCGCTCTCTGACGATTTTGGCGTACTGCTTGGCGTTTGCTACTCCGGGCGTGTTGCGCATCACCTCACCGGCGTAGGCGAGCGTCCTGATACCGTCCGCTAAGAACTCGGCACGGTCAGATAGCGTGATCACGTCGATCGGCTTGCCGTCATCGTGCATCTCAAGAATCAGGCGGAACAACTCTGAGTTCTCGCCCCATGCGAAAGCATCCGCGGACAAGCCGTCAGACAAAACGTCGATCAGGTGCGGTTGCAGCATCATCGCGCCAAGCAACCCATGCTCAGCTTCCAGGCTATGTAATTCGATCATTGCTGCTCCTCCAGCTGCCGGAATATCGACCGGCTGCAAATCAATTCAAGGCGTGGCATGACATTCGCGCCACGGTAGTAAATCTGCTGCATTCTGTTCGCCCGGTGGAAAATGGTTTTCCAGAACGAGCTACTCATGTGCTCTGGCGACTCATACCATCGTTCGACAATCAGGCCGCGCAAGACGTGATCACTCGAAACTGCAACAGGCGGCAGGTTTGCGCATTCCTTGTGGTACAGCGCAATGATCTTATCAACCGGGCAATCTCTTTCATCGATCGCCTTTGAGCCAGTGTGAGCCTTGGCTATCCATGAGTTCAGGAATCGCGCCCAGTTCTTTTTGCGCTTAGCCGGATTAGCTGCTGCCCATACTGCTGCTTTGGCGATCTCATCTTCCACCGATGCTTTAGGGTATGCCAACGCCCATTTGTTAATCAGGTCGTTCGGCACTTCAAAACCACGTTCACTAAAAACCACTTCGCTGATTTCCCCCTTGGGGGATATAGGGGGTTTTAATTCTTGTATTTCTTGTACTTCTTTATTGTGGTGGGTTGCTGGTTGATTGCTGGTTGATTGCTGGTGATTTGCTGGTGAATCTGTCTGGTACTTATCCCAGTTAGTTATTGATATTACTGAGAATTTTGAGTGAGATTTGATGGTGATTTGCTGGAGGGTTTCCAGCGTTTTTAGAGCCATCCTCAGAGTGTGCTCTGACACCCCAATTTGCTGCGAAAACTTGAGCCGCCCGAACACCAATTGACCAGCTTGAAGCCTTACAACTTGGTGCCCTACAAGGATTTCTCCGGGCTTGTATGACGCGCTCAGCAGCAGGTGCACCCACACAGCCAGATACTCCGGCTTTGAGGAAATGGCGCTCGTTAGCAGCTTTCGGGACACCTTTACCCAGCTAGACATGGCCCTCACCTCCGCGAGTTGTTGCTAGCGAGGCTAGTAAGTGGCGCAAGCACTGGCTGACCATGACTTTTTTTGCTGACTTGCTGTAGCAGCGGCCAACCTGATAGGCGAAGTCTTTCGCGCGCTGTTTGTGTTCTGCCTTGGTCATGTCACACCCCCATGTCACGTTCTGTATTTGTCATGATCAGTCTTCCCCTAGTGCGATGAATTCGCTGACTTTCATATTGAAGGCGGCTGCTAGCCTAGCCAGCGTGTCGCCAGTGCAATTGGCTTGTGAGGCAAGCTGGCTGATGCTGCTGGGGGTTACGCCCATTTGCTGGGCTAGGTCCTTCTGTCTCATGCCGCGCTTCGCTACTGCAATTTTGATGCTTCTGCCTACGTTCATAATCTTGCTCCTGGGTTTTTGCGTGTTTCGGCAAGATTAAGCGATAAAATTTATAAGCGCAACCCCTAGCAAACAATTCATCTTTTTCCTTAACCAATGGCTTGACTCGTGTTGCGCTCCAGCATATGATGGCTACACACAAACAAAGCGAGAGGGGAAGTGATGACAGAGATTGAAGTGGCGAAACGCCAGGCATGGCTTGACTGGACATTCACAGGTGAGTTTGACGACTCGCCATATTCAGGCGATGCAAAGCAGGCTTACAACGATGAAGTAGTTCGCATTCAGCGGTACTGGGATAATCAGGGGAATTAACGTGCAGAAATCAGAGCAGATTAACGAGCTGGCCGCGGCAATGGCCAAGGCTCAAGCCCAGCTTGAGAACGCAGCCAAGAGCAGCAACAACCCACATTTCAAGTCGAAATATGCTGACCTTGCTGAAATCCTAAACACTGTGCGCCCGGTATTTTCGGCTAACGGGTTGTCGGTCACTCAGTGCCCGAGCTTTGAGGCTGGAATCGCCAGCGTTGAAACCGTGCTTATGCACAGTTCTGGCCAGTGGATGAGCAGCGTTATTAGCGCCCCGGTTGGCAAGCAAGATGCGCAGGGTGTCGGGTCAGCCATTACCTATTGCCGCCGCTACTCATTGGCAGCAATTGCCGGTATTGCGCAGGAAGATGACGACGGCAATAGCGCAGTAGGTTATGCGCCTAAAGCCCCGGCCTATGACTTTGTAGCAGCCATGGCTGACATTCGCAGCGCTGCCGACCTTGGCGCTCTGCAAGTAGTCTTTACGGCGGCATTCCGTGCGGCATCTAATGACCAGAACATGCAGTCTCGACTCACTCAAGAGAAAGACAAGCGCAAAGCACAGCTACAACCTGTAGGGGAAACGCAAGCATGACAACCATCGTTATTGACATTGAGACAATCCCGGATCAATCGCCGGATGCACTCGACAAGCTGCGCGCGGATGCTCAGGAAGAAATCGACGCAATCAAAGCCCCGGCGAACTACAAAGATGCCGACAAGATTGCTGATTACATTGCAGGCAAGCGCGCGGAAATCGAGGCGGGCATTGAAGACAAGTGGCGCAAAACCAGCTTTGACGGTGCGTTTGGTCGCATTTGCGTCATTGGCATGGCTGTCGATGGTGGCGAGCCTGTCACGATCTACAGTCACGAATACGGAAATCCGCTGGCCGAGCGCAATATGCTTGCGCAGTTTTTTGAGGCCGTGGAGGTTGCAGGTTCGCGCACATTGTCGGGCGGCACTCGGTCTTCTGTCGCACCGGTATTTGTCGGCCATAACCTGATTGACTTCGATCTGCGGTTTATCTTTCAGCGCGCGGTAATGCTTGGTATCAAGCCGCCTGCGTGCATTCCGTTTGACGCCAAGCCGTGGGATAAGTCAGTCTTCGATACAATGACCGCATGGGCTGGCGCGCGTAACCGGGTAAGCCTAGACAAGCTGTGCAAGGCTTTCGGGATCGAAACGCCAAAGGGTGGAATCGACGGCTCAAAGGTTTGGGATTACGTCAAAGCCGGAAAAATTGACGAAGTGGCGGCTTATTGCGCGCGCGACGTTGAAGCTACACGCAAAGTTTACAAGCGCCTTACATTCGCAAATTAATCAATCAGGAGGTTTAGTCTATGCCCGTTTCAGAATTTGGCCGCATTGGCCGTGACGCAGAGCTTCGCACCATCAAGTCGGGCGACGCGGTGTGCAGCGTTCCGGTAGCTGTTGATTACGGTCGCAAGGATCAAAGCGGCAAGAAGCCATCCCAGTGGTATGAAGTCACGCTGTGGGGCAAGCAGGCCGAAGCGCTGGCGCCGTACCTGCTGAAAGGTAAGCAGGTGTTCTTTACCGGCACTGACTTGCACGTCGAATCGTTTAGTAAAGCGGACGGCTCGCAAGGCACCAAGCTAGTTTGCCGTGCTGGCGAGATCAAGTTTGCCAGTGATGGCCAGCAACAGGCAGCGCCGCAACAGCGCCAGCAGCCACAACGCCAAGCGCCGCGACAATCGCAGCAGGCCGCACCGCCTGACGATTTTGGCGACATTCCATTTGCCCCACTGCACCACATGCACGCCCTCTAACTAATCAATCAGCCCGCTTCCAAAGCGGGCTTTTTTGTGTATAATCACCCCAGCGCCAATAGGTCTCCCCTCCCTGGTCGGCGCTGGAAGGCCCCACTAGACTGTGCGGGCCTTTTTTTATTGCCCGGAGTTTTATATGTCCAGACTAGACAAGCCAGTTGGCACCTATACCGCGCTGCACCGTGACGCGATGCCGGTCTATCACATGGCCGTGAGGCTGCTGAATACGCCGCCTGAGCAACGAAAGGCCATAACCGATACGTTAGCGCCGGAGTTTCTGGAAAGGTGCAGGAAGGAGGCAAAGCGGTTGCAGGAATTGTGGGCAGAAAAAAGCCCGCGCTGATGGCGGGCTTGGTTGGTTAGAGTGCAGCGCCTATGGCTGCGGCGGCTCGGACTATGGCGCGGCGTGTTGTTTCTAGCGTGTCATCGCCACGACCGCTATAAAACGAATCAGCCGCATATACGTCGCACTCCCCATCGTTTATGTTTAGGTCCATGTTAAGCGTGACCGCCAATCGCAGCGCGTCGCCATCGTCCTTAAGTGGGTTCCAATACTGAATAAGCCCTCCCACCTCAAAATAGGGAACTGATGGCGGCAGTGTTGTCTGATGAAAGCCTAGTTTCCATTTCAAAACTCGACCATCTGCCCGCGCAGCCAGCTCCAACAATTCACGATCATTCATATCACTCCCCCTCTGTGTTGGATTGCATGGCGCAATCAATTCTTCGGCATATTTCATCTCGCCACCCGTTAAGCGGCAAATCAAACGCACAGATCAGTACAGGTGTTTTTTCGCCGCTGTGCAAGCTTAGCGCCCGATCAAGAAGGTAACGATAACGCCCAGCATCCACCAGCAGCGCCTCGTTTTCTGCGCGCAGGCGGCGGAGTTCGGTGGTCATTGCTTAATCTCCGAACATATTGAGGCTGTTGCTGCGGCTGAAAGGACAGCCCACAACTCCCAGCTTGAAAAACCAGCGCCAAGATGACCCATTACTCCACCAATAAATGCAAAGCACGTCGCGTTAATAACCCTATTCATTCCCCGCCCTCCAGCTTATCCAGTTCGGTGCGGATGGCGTAAATCTGCTTTGCAGGTTCGCCCCATCCAAAGTAAGCGCGCAGCCCTTCGTGAGAGTAGCGCCCTGCCTGCGCATAGTCGGTATCAGCCGACTCCCATCGTACGGTTAAGCAGTCAACGTGCGCGGCGTACTCGCAGAATACGTGCCACTTACCCTGAGCT